GATGGACGTTAAGGATGAAGAGCTATTAACCGACAACAAGCAAACAGAGCGTTTATCCTTCTCCATTCGCGTAGCAGATTGGAAGGCACTCCAGGCGGCGGCGGCAAAAGAGGGCCTAGCCCCTTGCCTCCAGATTACTTTCCTCCAGACGCATGGAAGCCCAATCAATCTGGTGGTGTTACCAGCCGACATGGTGACTCGCCAAAATCTGACACGAACATAGGTATGCATGATATGCAAGGTCAGTCGGTCGGTCCATCTCTCCCTCCTATCTGTCATGTATGTGAGATCGCGATCATGCCCGGGAGTGACCACAGTACGGTGATCGGGCATTTCACTGCGATAAAAGCTTTCGTCAAGCTGTTGCAGGATGATCTGGAACAGTCCCGCATGCAGGACTTCCAGCACCCTACGCGACAGGAGCTTATGACAGCCATGCTAGACATGGAAGAACAATTCAACAAACTGGCTCAGTACTCAGATATCCTGGCAGAGCAAATACGAAAGCTTCTGCATGCTAAAGTGTAGGTATGGCTGGCTGGCATAGGCACGCTAATATGAAGTGCGTAGAGTGCGGGGTGATAGTCTACCCGATTGCTACGTGCGTCATGGCGGCAGGGCCAACTGGCTGTAGACTACGCGATACCATCGTATGTAAGGAGTGCTATGGAAGCAAGAGCGTTCCAGATCCAGGGCGACCTCCAAGATATAACAACCCTCAAGTGGGTATATCTATTGCCCAGGAACATGCCAGCGGGGGTACGCAGCCAGTGGATCCAAGAGATGTACGGCACGTATCATCGATTGATGTTCATTACCAAACGGAAGGTGTGGTTCAAGACCAAGGTAACCAAGACGGAAGACCGCATAGTGTTGGTCCCAAGTCCGCATTTGTTGAGCAGATGCGACCGAATGTTCCTGAAGAAAAAGGGGTTCCCAGTGAAGGCTAACGGCTGCAATAGGGATTCCTGCAGACAGTGTAGAGACAGTGCCTGGTTTTGACATCAAACAGTACCTGAAGAACAGGCGTGATCCGGACAAGGTACTGACATCACTGGTAGACCAGTTTCTGATCACGCAAGACCTTGGTAACTTTACCAAGTCTGAGGCACTGTTTGCTGCCAAACTCTTGATGGCGCGTAACCAACCGCGCCAGAAGACTTACTTCAGCCCATCTGGTTCCAAGCGCTGCTTACGTGAACAGATGCTTGCCATCAATGGTATGGAAGGACGTCTGGACGACAACCCCCATACCAACAACCTGTTCGACGATGGGCACTGGCGACACCTTAGATGGCACACGATATTTCTACGCATGCAGCGACACGGGTACCTAAAGGTACACGCGCAAGAGGAAATGGTGGAGTATCTACCCTGGTACGTGGCTGGAACACCTGACGACGTAATTGAGATAGATGGGGAAGTTTACGTCGTCGATGTAAAGGGTGCCAATGATGCCATCTTCAAAGAGATAGCACGTACCAAGAAGCTGCCAGATCATCTACAGGGGTACAACTGGCAGATACACAACTACATGCAGGCACTCCACATCAACAAGGCTATCTTGTGGTTTGAGAACAAGAATACGCAAGAGTACTTTGAGCTGCCCGTGCATCGGGATATGGCTTTGATCAATCAGCTACGTGCTCAGTACAAAGTCTTGCGCCAGCACCGCAAAGAAGGCACATTGCCTCCACATGGTTGTACCATGGATGATAAGGGTCACGTCCAACCCGGAGACAGAATGTTTGCCAATTGCAGACAGAACCTAAATTGTCTACGCCTTACGAAAGCTGAGTGATATGGCACGATGTAAGTCATCAATTGCTATGGGCTGGTATCCGGAGAGAACAACAATTCCTGCAGAGACTCCAGGTCTACATACTCGTTGTTCACTTGAGGATGACGGCCACAAGGAGCATATCGGCAAGGGTATAAGTCAGTTTGATTATCAGCGTTGGCACTGGTTCACTGGTGATCGACGTCTATATGAAAGCGATCGCACAGACGAACATGCCTGGGAGATATGATGTGCGGCTCTCGCAGGGCAGCGCGAGGTAAGTGGAGATCCTTTACCCGCTGGATCAATCCGCGTAAAGAGAGAGGGTAGAGCGCTCTACCCTTTACTCTTGCCAGCTAGCAGCCAGATGGTCCAAACAGGTATACTGTAGGTACACATGGTAAAGCTGGAGATGTGGCAAAAGAGGCACTGGTTGCTTCTCCACAAAGCACGCCTGAAGTGGGAAGCAAAGAACCCAGGTAAGTCCCACCCTACATTAGACCCGTTTGAAACACAGATAAGCAGGTATACCTGTTCTCTGTGTGGTGAACGCAAGTATTATAGGACGAACGGCTCGGACAAAGACGCACCACAGCACCATCGTATAGGTAAGCGCACGTTGGCGCTTTGTCACAGTTGCTGGCATCTTCGAGGAATATATAGAAAACATGCCAACCCGCATTCGTTGGAAGGAGTTGAAGGCTGCAGATATTGCCACCTCAAAGCAGCGGCCAAGAAGAATGCCAGGAAGTTACCTCGTCTACAGGCTGACGCACAGAACGGGCAAGTCCTACGTGGGTCTGACGAGGAGAGAGCTTTGGTGGCGAGTGGGTCGGCATTACAGAAATCCAGAGAGCGTGATAGGGCGGGCACTGCGCCGACACGGACTAGAGGAGTTCGACGTAAGGGTGTTAGCATCTAATCTAACACTGGAACAGGCGTGTAGGCTAGAGATTCACTTTATCAAGAAGTTCAATACATTGACGCCCTGTGGCTATAACGTGGCAGAGGGTGGGCAAGTCAACACTACATTCTCCAGTGAGCAACGTAGGCTGTATAATTACAAGCGTAAGTTGACTTGGGGCGATGTGGCTAGGATTAGAGTATTGGGCAGGCGTGTTAGGATGTCTGTGATTGCACGTAAATTTGGAGTGTCGCGACACCAAGTCAACAAGATCTTACAAAATAAGAGATGGTATGACTCTAATTACATACCATTCTATATTAGACAACTCGATAGATCTGGGAGATTGGTGTTGTGGCAACCAAGCCTGTTCTGAAGAAAAAGAAAAGACCTGCTGCTTATCCAACATCTGGCTTTGTTGGTTTCAACTACGTCAATAGTTCTCTGGGCAATGTTGTGTATGGCTTCAAAGAAGACACAATATATCTATCTAGATATGACATAGAGAAACTAGATGCCGCACAGTTGATGGTTAATCGTCGTGGATTTATGATGGCGGTTGTTTGTCCTCGAGATGGAAGCGTTGTTTTGACCCACCGAGGAAACGACCTTCCCGATGGAATGTACGCCAAATGCTCGATGCCGGATTGTCCAAAGGTATGGCGTGCAGAAAGCTAAAAACCACACTAATCTTGCGGCAGTAGCACCACTGACGCCACGTATGATCCAAAGCCTGGAAATGGTGGTGCCAAGAGCAGAACTGCTCGAAACACTGGCACGCCTCAGTATACCATTTCCAGCCCAGATGCCGGATATTACCAAAGACGATGCCTTCCCTACAGACATCACAATGGTGCAGCCACGTGAGCTAAGAGCACTACAGTCGTATTGGGCAGCGCAGTTTGCTCGTGTCAACGCTTTGCTCGGCATAACAAGGGGTGAGAAGAAAGCCGCAGAGCGCAGACTAGACAGAGCTAAGAAAAGGCTCTTCCGCATATTTGCCCCAGAACGCAGCAGTAAGATCTACGTTGACGCTATACACGGCAAGGTTCAGGCCAGCAAGCGTATTGCGGGTATGGAACGCGAACTGGATAACCTTATCGTACTCGAAGAAGCGTTGGATGCGTTAACGAAAGATTTCCAGATGTATGTAAACGCACTAGATCGAGAGAGTATGTGGCGTATGGCAGAGATGCGGATTGCTGGTGGACGGGGTGGAGGTGTATAGTAGCTGTTATGGCTTCAGACAACGGTTGGATGACCCCTGTACATGAGACCGTCTTTGACACGCAAGGTGGGACCACAATGGTCCGTGTAGTTGTGCGCAAGAAGACTGGTCTGATGCGTATCTATATCAAGCACCCAGATGGCACACGCCTTGGTTTGTCTGTAGACAGCAAGCACATTCTTGCTGCCAGGGGTACGCGACACGAAGCGATTCGTAAGCACCTGGATGAAGCTGACAAGGTCGCTGCACAGTACCAACCACAGACTGGCTCACAAACTGCTCAGTAACTGCTCAACGCTGGGATTGCGCTAGATTAGCCGTGACAGCTATAGTGGGTGCATGGTACTTACTAGCTTGGCGAGCCTGGCATTAGCTACGGAGAGACAGGTTGACGACCACCTGAAAGAGGCGTTCAATCTCAACGTTCTGGGTGTAGTAGAAGACAGCGGTGCTACTGTAGAAGCACTGGTAGTGTGCTCGCGTATAAACGCGGCTATTATCCTACTGTCGCAGTTTCAAAACTCGGTAATGAATCGCTGTAACGGCACGTAGTCAGTGTGCGCGTGCTTGTGGCATGCGAGTTCTCGGGTCATGTCCGCGATGCATTCGCTGCTCGCGGGCATTTTGCTGTGTCATGTGATTTACAGCGTAGTGAGAGCAACCCTGGCTACCACTACCGTGGAGACGTACGGGACATACTCCACGACGGCTGGGACATCATGATCGCACACCCACCCTGCACGTACCTGGCTATATCGGGAGCGGTGTGGTACCGTGCTCCTGGACGCAAGGCGCTTACACGCGAAGCGCTAGAGTTTGTACGTGTGCTTATGGATGCACCCATATATCGTATCTGCATTGAGAACCCTGTGGGTCTCATAAGCACACGCATAAGACTGCCAGACCAGATGATCCATCCCTGGCAGTACGGTCACACAGAACGCAAGAAGACGCACCTGTGGCTCAAGCACCTACCCCTGTTGAGACCAACCAAGTATGTGCCACATCGTCTGCATACGCGCCGTCTGGACAACGTATCTAGTATAGACCGTGGCAAGATACGCAGCATCACCTTCCCTGGTATTGCAGCCGCGATGGCTGAACAGTGGGGTGTGCTAGATGTTTGAATTGGAGGACCGTATCCTGGAACATGGCAAGTACACGTTGCCAACAGACGGCATGAGCCGCACTTGCAAAGTCTGCAATAGACCCTGTTTCATACTACTCACACACTATCAGGGTATACGGGTTAGCCCGAAGCGCTGCCTTGGGTGTGTAATCAAATTCCCACCAGATGGAGTGGCACTGACTTTCAATGACTACACCCGCAAGCGACCCTGGATCCACCGCAAGCAACGTTACCATCAGTGGGGCCTCATGGCCCAAACCGCTAGAGAAGATGTGTGGACCTGCGTGCATTGTCGCACCACTCTACATTCTCCTAAACTTGGAATCCCGGCGAGCGCTGGATGCCCTGAAGGGGTTGCCCAACGTCTTAGGGGAACATTCTGGGCACACAACCGTTTACCTAGTGTTGAGTGTCCCCTCTGCGATGGAAGGGCGTCTCTTCTTCGAGTACCACGGATTATGGAAAGACGGCCTTCTTCAAAGTTCTTTCCATGGACTTGCAAATCCTGCTTTGTATCACCCGGATTGGTCAAGTGATGGTGTGGACAAGAAAAGGCTCAAGAAAAGCCTGGGGGCAAACAAAGGAAAACGAGATAAGAAAGATAGGGGAGGAACTCCCGTACAAGCTGGTAGCGATACGCAGCAGCCAGAGCAGGTCGATACTGGACAACATATGGGTGGGACGCAAGCTTTACGCATTCCAAGTGAAGAGGACCGACTCGCTTGGTGGTTTCGGGAGCGTACGTAGTATACTCCGCGGTATAAAAGACGTTGTGCAAGTCCCAGACAGCGTAGGCATATGCGCTGTCTACCACCGCAGAACCGTAGGCCGCAGGGGGAAATACCTGTACTGGCGAATCTTCATGTACGAGGAAGATTACCAGAAGCTACGGAGATGGGCGGGTGTCCTGGCAGATTAGCAGTTGTTTCGATTGCAAGCTGCTACGAGAACGCCAGGGTGGTGGCTTCTACTGTCCTAGTTATCGCATAGCCCTGAGCTATGACATAGCCCGGACTGTAAACGACTGCGAACGAAAAGTACCGTTTGACGAACGCAAATCCGGGCGTGATAAAACACTGGATGATTTGTATCAACAGTGCTGCGAGTATGCTGCTCTGGTGCTAGGTCCATTTACTGCCAAGGAGCTGGTACTCATTACTCAGTTCCAGAACAAAAATAGTCTGTGGCAGATGCTCGAGTCCCTCGTAAGGCAGGGTAGGCTGAACAAGGGTAAGATGTCTATAGCCAACAGATACGGGCACGTATATAGGTCTAATGTGTATTTCCCAGTGTGGCGGCGGGATGGTCCACCAAGTACAATGTAGGTGTAAGGCAACACAAGCATGAAAGAAAGCAAAGCAAGCACTTGGAGCTTTGATGCAGACGGCGTAAATGACTACTACGCCGGAGTAATCAAAGTGCTGATGGAACAAGGTACCGAGTCTTCGCCCAGGGGTAAAAGAACATTGGAGCTACACCCCACCACCGTTCTCATACATCACCCACGTAAGAGGCTGATGAGTTGTCATGGTAGAGTGCTGAATCTGCCGTTTGCGCTGACTGAGGCAATGCAGATTATCACAGGCCAGAACGACGCGCAAGCATTGGCATTCTACAATAGCGGCATTATTGGTATCCAGGGCGATGGTCCAAGAGGTACCCCACATTGGGAACTAGGAGTGACCAGATTCAATGCGGCATATGGTGAAAGACTGCGGCACTTCGATCTGACCAGTGTGGTGGTGGACCAGCTTGAGCATGTAATCGAGACACTCCAGCGCGACCCTGACAGCAGACAAGCAAGTATTGTCCTAAGCCACCCGCTGTACGATAACTACACGGTGGAAACAAACGACAGAGCTTGCAACGTCTATGCGCACCCCATGATTAGAGACGGCAAACTGGACTGGATGCAGATTA